CCAAATACCTCTGCTTCTTTCTCCATTAGGTCTGGTAAATATTGTTGAGCCCAACCCATGTCTTGGTTGAAGTCAATATAATTTGAAGCTAACGTTTGTTGCTGTGAAGCAGTCGCTGTATTCAAATTATTACCTGCAGTAATTGCCATAATTTTGTAATTTTAAATTGTTATTTTTGTTTAATTTTAAACTTGAAATCTGGACTATTATCACCTAATACTCTTACTTTAATACCACCGGTATCAACACTATCACTATGTGATTGTCTTGGATCCATGTTGATATTTTTAGATTTAGCAACGCTGTCTTTTAAAGCGTCTGCCTTACCTTGATCGTAAAAGTGATTAGCAATCGCGTCTGCGTTCATAGCTGTAAATAAACCTTTGTGGTAACCCGTAGCATCTTCCATCATATTATCTTTATTCAAAAACTTTTTGACAAAGTTGTTGATGTCGCTTTGATTTTCTCTTGTTTTATTTACATCCTTAACGTTAAACCTATACTTCTTATCACCAACACTATATTCAAAACCTTTGAATTTGTCGCTAAAAACCTGTTCGGTTTTATTTAAAAAAGTATCCGATGCTTTCTGATTTTGTTCAGATTTCTCGTTGTATCTATTAAAGAACTCAATAGCGTCCTGTTGCTCACTCGTGAGTTTTGAACCTGCTTTGAGATCTTCATAGTATTTGGACTTTTGCCCGTCCAGGTGGCTTTTAGCGCTGGCAACTTGCTCTTTTAACGCTAATTTTTTTCTTTTTATTTCCTTCTCATCATCAAAACTCTCATCATATGAAAATTGATCTTCCATTAAGAAATTTATTTCTTCTTTATCTAAATGAGGTTTAGTTTGAGTATAGTATTCTTCTAGTAAACTTAAATTATCTAACTTATCATAATCTTGATTAAGTTTAATATAATCGTTTATATCCCCACCGGTTTCGTTCATGAAGTTAACTAGTTTTTCAACGTTTTCCGGTAGAATCTTTTCAGATTGTTCTCTAACAGATTCTTTAGTTTCTATTACTTCTTCTAATACGGGCGCTTCTTCATCTTGAATGGTATTCGCATCTTCAGCGCTGGGCCGTACTTCTTCAACCACCTTTTCGCTACCTTCACCGTCTTCGGGTCCTCCGACAGTAACATCGCTTGTTGTTGTTTTAGATTCTTGAACTTCTTTAACGGTGTCTTCATCTGTTTTTAATGGTTGACTCATATCAACTTTGGTAGGTTCGTCGTTTTGACTGAACTTTTTAATTGTTGATTTTTTCTTTACTTTAATTTGTTCGACTGTATCGTCTACTATTGGTTGTTCGGTAATTTCTTCAATTACCTTTTCTTTCTTTTTTGCCATAATATAATATTATAAAATTAATAAAATTGTTACATACCAAACGCGCTCAAGTCGATACCTAAATCAACTTCTTCAAAGTTTTTTGGTGGTTTACCAGTTTGTCTTTGATCAATTAACTCAGATTGTTGAGTGGCTTGTATTTTTGTTCGATCGTCTTTACGATCTTCCTTTTTTGTATCTCTTGCTTTTTGTACTTCTGTTTCAGCATACTTTAATTGTAAATTAAATTCAAACTCATATTCCATTAATTGTTTCTTGAGTTCTGCTTCTTGTAAAAGTTTTCTTGATTCTAGATCTGCTTTCACATTTTCAAGTTCAATTTCACTTTGTGTTTCAAATTGTTTTTTACGAACTTCCATTTGAGCCGCTGCCTTTTGAGCTTCAATGTTAGCTTGACTTTGTGCTTCTATATTTTCTTGTTGTACTCTCTGATCTCTTTCAGCTTTCTTTTTCCTTCTTATTTTCAACATTTGATTTGCAAGTTTTACATTCTTAATTTCTCGTAAATCAATAGCATCTTCTAAATCTATACTTGCTTGAGCTAGCGCTTGTTGTATATTATTTTCTAATAACATTTGCTGCTCTTCGTCTGGCATTAGTTCAAGGAATATACCAAAATCATATAAATGAAGATTTTTCATTTCATCTAAAGTGGCTACATTATGATTACCTATAGCTTGAATGAAAGCATCTTTTGTTGGTGAGTATTCTAATATATCTGATATTCTAAGTGATAAACATTCAGCAACTTCTTTTGTTAAAAATAAACCAGCTTGTAATATATGTCTAGTTGCAGTATTAGAATTTGCTGCGGCTAACTTTTGTACGCCCACTAAAGCATTTTCATCTGGCATAGTACCATCTCTAGCTTCATTAAGACCAGTTACATCTCTTATCATTTGTAGATAATAGTTATAATTGCCTATTAACGCTTGGATTTTATTTCCACCACTACCACTAGTAATTTCTTGAATAGGTACTTTACCTGGGTTCATATCACCATCAGAAGTAAAACTTCTCCCTATAACACTACCTGTTTGGAAAAACATATTTAATGCTTCTTGTGGATTATAGCTTGTTCCATTGCCTAAGTCAATTTCAGCCAGACCATCGGCATCCAAATAAATTCCATCTGGAACCATTCTAGATAATACCTGTTGTAGTTTTAAGTGAGTCAATTGAATCATATCTGCAAAACCAGTAATCCTACCAACTAACGACTCTATTTTATTATTATACATTCTAGGAGCTACAATAGCGTAATTCATTTTAACTTTAGTATAATCGCTTTTCGGACGCATCATATTTTTAGCCATCTCCCATTTAAGGAGTTTTTGTGTACCTATTACCATAGCGCCATCAAATAGTACTTCTACGTTTCTTGATAGTTTTGAAAACTCTCCTTCTAAATTTTCAGGTGGGTTAAATTGATCATCTTTTTCAATTGCTTTATCACCACCGCTTCTAGTTTCTTTTACTTTGTATACTTCATTCATATAAGTTTTATAATTGAAATATAAGACGTGTACTTTGTTAAGATCTGCTTGGTCATCTAAATTAGAGTGATTTGTGTATCGTACTTTACCCGAATTAGACTTAGATATTTCTTCTAATTCTCCTGGAGTCAAACCTGGAAATTGTTTTACTAATTCGTTAATTGGGATTACTTTTACTTCACCAACATAATATATGTCATCAAAATATGGTGAATCGGTGTGAGAATAAACTAAATTAGCAGGATCGACATAATCTATAACAACACCTTCTGAAGTGTTAAATCCTGTTTTTATAGAGCCAATACCTACAGTTGTTAAATCGTAGAAAAATCTTTTTTTAGTGAGTTCATAGTTATTACCTTCGAACAAAGTATTTAAAGCTTGTTCTTCCGCTAATTCTACAGCTTGTTTATAAGTTAGTTGCATATGTAATTCTAACTCTTCTTCTGAATCAGGTAAGTCTTCCTTAGGATTCTCATTTAGTGTTATACCTAACATATCTTCAAACATTGCATTGAGATCTTTCGCGTGTAAATCACCTAACATAGAATCCATATATTCAGTTCTTTTACTAACACCGTACGGATCTTGCGAGTACGCTTTTATATCGTATAGTCTATCAGCAATGCCATTAACTACTATATCTACAAATTTAGGAATAATTGGAACAGGCTTCCAATCTAAATTAAGATAGGACAAATCACCATTTATCGATAACTCATCCTTATATTTTTGAATTGACTGTTCACCTCTAGCATACAGTCTTAAATTGTGAAAATTTGTACTGTTATTAACAAATCTATTAACACTATGCTCAGAATCAAACCATTCGCTTTCTATAGCTTTAGCAATTTTTAATCCGTAATCAAAACTTAACTTCTCTATATCACTAACTACTTGACTTGGGAAATGACTCATATTTATTGTTTAATTATTTTAGACATACTACCTTTATTTGTATACTTGGCAATATTTATATTTAGTTTTGGTTTTTCTACTTTTGCATTTGGAGCATATAAATGTCTATTGTTTGCCATAATTGCTAAACCTGAACTTATTGTTGCATCAAACTTTGTCCGTTTAGTTATATCAAATCTAGTCCAATCATTTAATAAAGCATTGAAATACAAATCACCAAACGTTCCATCTTGCTTCATACCGACATGATCTTGAATATACATTTCAATTGCCGCTGCGTGAGCTTGTTTTATATCTTCACTGGAGTTAGGAATTCCTCCAACCTCTCTTTCCGCTACGGATAGTTTGTTCCACACTTTGTCTGGTCTGTTCATACTAAAACCCCTGTATCCTCTCCTTCTTAAATAATAGAGTAATCTAGGCTTGTTATTCTCACAGAGTATCGGCATTCCATAAAACGCTATAGCCATTAGAACATCTTCAAAAAATATCTCTGCGGTTGGTGGTCTTGATAAATACTCTAAAAAGAAACTATTTGCTGGGGCATCTTCCATAGAGAATTTTGTTAATCCATGAAGTGCTCCTTTCGACCCTTGACCATCTACCGTACCTGATATATCATACGAGTCACATCCAAACGCCCCCATATGTTCGTTGCCTGGATGTTTAATACCGTTTTTAAGTATTACCATATTCTGCAACTCAGTCTTTGGAACCCAACTTATTTTAAATCTACCGTTCTGATCTGGATAGAAAATAACTTGTGTATCTTTTACACCGTTCACCCATTGAAAATTACCACGCGTTAATCCAAGAGTTCTAGACATTTCTTCATTATAATCTATTTGTTCGTATATCTTAACTAGATTAAATATACTTCCTTTTGCCTCATCTCTAAAAGCGTGCTCAGTAGTTTTAGGGAATTGTCTGTAGAATTCATTTAAAGCATCATGATCACCTTTTAAACCATCAGCTTCGTTTTGCCAATGTTCTATTATACCTACATCTATTAGTTCACCATCTGGACCGAACACATCGACGTCTGGTGTATCAAAAACTGGAATTCCGTGCTCATCAATAAATCCTTCGTAGTTCCACTCCATTGGGATAAACAGAGAATATAAACCAGACTTTGTTTGGCCATTTCTATTTCTCTTTGTGACATCTGATGCGTTATATAGTTTCTTAAAATTGTCTCCACCTTTATCTAATGCGTTTGAAGTGCTACCCATCATACATCTACCAATAATCCTACTACCTAATCGTAAACATGTTTTTGTAACTCTCCAGTTATTTAGTATATTATCGGGTCTCTCCCATTTACCACTTTCATCATGTACTAAAAGATTTAGTTTTTCACCGTCATAACTATTATCCCCAGTGTTCTTCCAATCAATAGTTGTATCTAAACCTTGTATATCTTCTAATTTCTCATTAGATGTAATTTTTCTTCTAGTGAATTTACTAGCAGGGACACGATAAGCAAGTTCTGTCTTAGGTCTATCCATACCGTCTTGGATAGGTTTAAAAAAGAATGGGTAGTTTACACTAATCGGTACAACTTTGTCAGTAAACATCTTCTTAGCATCTGCACCTGTTTTAGAAAGTACTCCATATCTACTATCCGTTGCTAATGTAGCTAAGTTAACTGCTTCAGCTGAAGACATAAACGAAAATCCAGATCGTCTATTCTTTAGATAACATATACCATAACATCTTTTATCTGCTTTACAAGCCTCCCAAAATATATAGAATATTCTATTTGCCTCTCTAAAATCTGGGGCACCAACATCAATTTTACTCCATTGAAGGTACATATAGTGTGTACCCACCATATAGGTTGGTTTACCTTGATTCATGAACCAAAACCCTTCATCTCTTCTTTTAAATTCCTCGTCTATATAATCGAACCATTGATCCTTTTGTTCATCTGGATAATTTCTCCAATCAAATATATTCTTTATTCTACTTAATTCTTTAGGATATTCTTCTTTTATCCATTTTCCTTTTTTGTTGTCGTGCACTCGTTTTGGCACTTTAGGCAAAGCAATTCGCA